ACCGGTGCCACAACGACCCCGCCGCGCGCCGACCCTTACCCGTGAATGCCGGCGCCGATGCCAACGGACGAAACGGGGCACGCGTAGACAACGCCTCCCCGAGCGCGTCCGCCACCGCGCCAGGAAGGAACGCCGGCGCGGCCAGCTCCCGCGACTCGGGATCATCCGACGCGGCCAGCGCGTCGACCGCGTTCGCATAGCCTCGGACGAGTGCGCCGATATGGTCGGCGCGCCTCCCGTTAGTGGTACTCATGACTACCTACCCTTCCCGAGCGCCTCGCGCTCGCTCTTCCTACGGTCGGCGAGCTCTTGCCCGTACCGAGCGCCCGTGACATACACGCGGCGCCCCTGGTCATCCTGCATCACTACCTACCCTTCCGACGCGCTAGGCGCCGTATCTACACGCCGGCGAGGATCGCCGGCGAGACCATTAGAGACCAGGCGCCACGCGCCCACCACAACGCCGGCGACCGCCGGCCCCATAATGCACCCCGCGACGACCGCGACGACCGCCCTAGCGCCCATGGGGACCGCCGCGAGACCATCCGACAGCGTATTCCCAATAGCGCCGGCGCATATCGCGGACAGCGCCGGCGAGCGCCACCGCGCCGGCATCCATACCCTGTCGAGGCTAACGCCGGCGACCATTGCCAGAACTAGAACGCCGTTGTCGACTATCCCGAACCACCAGAGTCCAGCGTCCATTATGCGACCATCCGAACGAATCCGCCGCCGTCGTCACCGCGAGCTAGACCCTTTGCCCGTAGGCCGACGATCCCCGCGGCATCCTTCCAGCGTAAATCGCTAACGTCCCCATCCGATACCGTGAGACCGTCCCACGTCGCCGGCAACGGTGCACCGCGCCTAGTCGAAAACACGACCGCTACGGTGCCATAGTGCCCCGCCGCGGCGACTAGATCGGTCGTTCGTTCGCTCGCCGAGAACGTTAGATGGTAGTTCGCCGGCAAGTCCGCGGCCCGTGTCGGATTCTTCGAATAGTCGTAATACTGGCAAGCTCGGAGACTCGGATCAGTGAACAATGCCGGCGCGAACGATTCCCACGGCAAGTCGGACAGCACGTTAAGCCTGACCGGTACGCGCCCGAACCGGCGACCGAGCGTGTCCAGCGGTCGCCGCGCCAACACGCCGCGCAGCTCATCCGCTAGCGCCCTAATAAATAGTGCAGGCTCGGCACCTAGTAGCCGCGTTTTCCATATGCGCCCACGTTGGACCGAATCGAGCGATCCTTTTCCCGCGCTCCATAGGCACACGCCGCGGCAACCCGCGGTGGAATACCGGCACACGTTCCAGGCGCCCGACAAGCTCGCCGCGGCGAGACTTAGCCCATAGGTGCCCGACTTGCCGAGCTTAGGATTAGCGCTCGGCGGGGTCAGAAGTACCGTGTGAAGCGGGCAGAATCCGACCGCTACCCTCGCCGCGATCATTGCCGCTCGGAATACGTCACGCTCCGCGATCGATAGCGGAGCTGTAGAGAATCCGCCGGCCGGCGCCATCGCCACTAGGTGACGTTCCAACGACTTACCCATTACAGCACCGCCCGAGGAACGTAGACCGCTAGACGTGTCCGCGCCGTAGAACTAGCAACCGCGACACACACGCAATACGGCGCCCATCCGACACGCTCGCCGGTATCGGCCCGATAGAAGTAGTCACGCTCGGGATAAGTCTTAGGGTCGTAGGTAATCTGCACCCAATCCCTAGCGCCCGCGTAATCATCGCGGGTAGTAGGCGTGATGCTGTCAAGCTCGCCGACAACATGAGCGCAAACTTCCCGAGTGCCGGTAGCTCGCCGATGACCCGCCGGCCGTACTCGGAAGGTGACGTCGCCGACCACCGCGATTACGTCTAGGTGATGCGTGACACGCTCGCCGGTACGGCGCACTCGTGCCGTCATGACACGCTTATTAAGGTTGCCGTGTATTTCTATCGGCGTTGTCATGATGTCGCCCCACACGACGCTAGGAAACGGTCCACGTCGAATGTTGGGTTTCCCGCGAAGAATTCCGCGGCCAATAGTTCCAGAATCCAACGGTCGACGATCCGACCGCGCAACGCATCCTGCAAACGAAGCACGACCATGTCCGACACACGGACATGGTCCCATGATGTACAGCCGTCGCGTGTATCCATCGTGCAATGGCTACACGGTACGAACCGAGCGCCGTTCTCACGGACTAGCGGCTTACCCCATATCTTCATCATCCCTACCCTTTCGGCCGACGACTCTCGCCGACTTGCCACCCATTATGACTACGCGATGACAGCATGTCAACAATAGATGCCACGGACCGCCCACACGACCACACGATGACAGCTCCCGAGACCTACACCTAGCGGATGGGTTACGCGTCGCCGGTGGACGTTCGGCGCCCACCGCGGCGCCGGCAATGCGTTATGCAGGAATAGGACCGACATCGCCGACGGTAGGGGAGGGGTTTTTCCCTGCATTGGCGGGCCTGGACGCGGTTTTCGGATCCGTCTAGCTCTCAGCTCCCAAGCCTGCATAAAGCACGATTATGCAGGCTCGCTAGGGGAGGGGAGGGGCGGATCCCCGCCATTCCGCGGAATCCTTGTGCTGATAATGTCCGTTATCACGACAACGGGAGCAGCTCGGCAGCTGCCAGCCTCAAGCCTCGCAGGCGCAGGCGCCGGCGCACCAGGCGCTCGCTCGAGCGCCCGTCCGCCCGACCACCCCCCGAGGGGGGGCGGGGGGTTCGCGTTGCTATATGTATAGATAACTAGAGACAGTGCGTGTTCAAATCAGGATTCGTTGACTGTGGGTCAACTTTCCTGTACATGCTTGCCACCTGTGGGCAGTTTGCATCTGATTATCTGATATCTGATGACACCCCACCGTTGTTGGGGTGTCTATCTGATATCTGATGCCCCCCCAATGAAGAGATTGCGCTGTCCCACATGGGACGGGGTGGGTTTGTAGTGGAGGTGTTGACATGCCGCAGAATGGTGGTGGTCGTGGCTGGACGGTGGGTGCGTCTGGTGAGCGTGAGATGCCTGAGCTTTGGGGGGAGTTGTTGGAGTGGTTGCTCCTGGGGCCTGAGCGGAGTCCGCGTACTCAGAAGGAGTGGTCGGAGGGTCGCGATATTCATGTTGATTCGTTGCGGCGCATTAAGCGTGATCCGAGGTTTGTGAGGGAGTGGGATCGTCGTTGTGCTGAGTTGAATATTCATCCTGAGCGGACGCAGTCGGTGATTGATGCGTTGTTTAGGCAGGCGTCGGATGGGGATGTGAAGGCGGCGTCGTTGTATTTGCAGTACATCGACAAGTTCACGCCGAAGCGGCGTGTGGTTGTTGATGATGAGCGTGCTGCTTCTGGTTTGTCGGATTTGGAGCTGGCTGACGAGTTGGAGGCTTTGGTCGCGGAGTTTCGTGATGTCGATGTGGATGTCGATGTTGAGGTGGTGCGGCGTGAGGTTTGATCGGGCGGAGCGGATGCGTTTGTTGCGGGTCGAGCGGTCTGCGGAGCGTGCTAAGGTGCGTCGTGAGGTGTATGCGATGCACGCGAAAGGAGGCCCTTGTTGGGTGGGAAGGTGTTGCCAGGAGATGAGAATCAGGACTGGCGAGAGGAAGCTTTCGGAGAGCATCCTCTTTTAGGCCCGTGGGGGGATCCGTTTCATGGCCCTGAGGCTGACGAGCCGTTGGAGTGCGGTTTGGAGACTCCTGAGTCGTGTGAGTCGTGCGGGTGAGGGTGTGGGTGGTGTGCGGGGCTGTGACGGTCCTGTTCGCGTGTGTTGCCTTCATGGTTTGGGGTTTGGGTCGGACGTTACAGTCGTTGTTCGAGTAGATGTCTGACGTGTGCTGGCAGTACAAGAAGGGTTCGCCACGTCGCGGTGAGCATGCTTGGAGGGAGTGGGAGTCTTATACGACTCCTTCGAGGTGGCAGTGGGAAGAGTGCCGGCATTGCGGCCAGATGCGTAATGTCTCGCCTTGGTGAGCTTCGCCAGGAGGCGGAGTGGCGTAGGTGTGTTCGTAGCGAAAAGTATTTCTTGGAGCATTACTGGTATATAGCTCATCCTGCTGAGGGGCGCATTCTGTTCAGGTTGCGGAAGGCCCAGGTGGAGGCTTTGGAGCATTGGGGGGAGCATCGTTATTCGTTGTCGTTGAAGGCCCGTCAGATTGGTTGGACGACTCTGGTTGCTGCTCACCAGTTCTGGTTGGCGTTCTTTACACCTGATCAGAACATTATTGATTTGTCTCGTACTGAGCGTGAGTCGGTGTTGTTGTTGCGTAAGTCGAAGTACGGGTTTTCCCACATGCCGAGGTGGATGGTGGATCGGGGGCCGAAGTCGCTGATTGAGCATCAGCAGAAGATGGGGTTTGCGAATGGGAGCCAGATTGCTTCGATGCCTTCGGCTTCTGATCCTGCCAGGGGCGAGTCGGCTACGTTGGTTGTGGTTGACGAGTGGGCGTTTTTGCCGAATGCTGAGGAGGCGTGGGCTTCTATAGAGCCGGTTGCTGATGTGGGTGGTCGCATTATCGGCTTGTCGACTGCGAATGGGTCTGGCAACTTTTTTCATGAACTGTGGGTGGGTGCTACGACGGGCAACAACAAGTTTGAATCGATGTTTTTTCCCTGGTCGGCCACCGAGGATCGGGGGCCGGCCTGGTATGCGGAGAAGAAGCAGTCGATGTTGCCGTGGCAGCTCGCTCAGGAGTATCCGACGACGCCTGAGGAGGCGTTTGTCAAGTCGGGTAATCCTGTGTTCGACCTGGATTTGTTGGAGGAGATGCAACGTCAGGTCAGGTTTGGCGAGTCGGGGTATTTGCACAGGGTGTCGGCTAGGGCTGTGGAGTTCCGACGGTGAGCTTGGAGGTGTGGGCGCATCCGAATCCGCAGCACGGCTATGTGATGGGGGTGGATACGGCTGAGGGCCTGGGTCATGGGGATTATTCGTGCGCCCATGTTTTGGATTTGAACACGGGGGAGCTGGTTGCTGCGTGGCATGGGCATATTCCGCCTGATGCGTTGGCTGACGAGGTTTTGTCTCTGGGGCTTTGGTATCGGGATGCCTTGTGTTGCGTCGAGTCGAATAATCATGGGTTGACGACGATCACGATGTTGCGCCAGTTGGGGTATCCGAATCTGTTTCGGCGCCGTTCGTTGAATCAGGCGACTTCTAAGGTGTCTCAGGAGTTTGGGTGGAAGACGACTCGGACGACGAAGCCGTTGATGATTGACGATTTGTCAATGGCGTTGCGGAACGGCGAGTTGACGATTTATGACCGTCATACGATTGCGGAGTTGCGGACGTTTGTCCGCAATGAGCGGGGGTCGATGTCGGGGTCGCCTTACGATGATCGTGTGATTGCTTTGGCTTTGGCGAATCAGATGCGGAAGTATGCGTATGCGCCTGAGTTTGTGCAGAAGGTCGACGATTACTGGACTGTGGACTGGTTTGCCCGTTTGGCGGATCGTTCTGGTGCTGTGGGTGACGATTTGAGGATCGGTGGGACGACGGTGCGTGGGACACCGCATTTGTCTAAGTAGGGATCCCTACAATCCGAGAGGTGCCTTTATGGCAGTGAAGAACTTTGTGGCGTTTACGAGCGGCACGGAAACCGTTGATGGCCCGAAGGGGCAGAACAACAGGATGGAACGCGGCGGGTCTGTCGTGTCTAACCCGATTTGGGAGCCTGCGGCTCCCAACTCGCCGAAGCAGCGTTTTGGCGACCCGAAGTACGCCAATCAGACTGGCGGCTACGGTGAGATCTCGGTGCGTGACACGCCGGTCAACCAGCATGGCATTGTCGGCAAGGTTGAGCCTGCGAAGCCGCAGCCTGACCTGAAGGGCCATAACGCAGCTCCGCACACTAAGCGTCCGTAACTGTGGCGGTTCTGCCACCTGATGCGACGTTTGATGATTTCGTTTCATATACGGAATCTCTTCGGGGGCCTGTGGGTTCGGATGAACTCAGAGACCTCTGGGAGTGGCGTCAGAAGCTCCTGACGTTGCGCGTCGACACGAAGGTGGGTCACCGCTCCCAGTTGCCTGCCGACGAGCAGCATCTGTCTCGCCGCGAGCTGGGGGACAAGCGGTACCAGGAAGCGAAGTCTCAGGGTCGCAATATCGAAAGGTTGCCTGACAAGGCGTATTTCTGATGGCTCGTAAGACTCGTAGCGAAACCCTGGATCAGCACCGGCAGCGCATTGATCGTGCGCGTCGTTGGCGCGACCAGGAGGGTCTCGATGAGACTTGGTGGCGGCTCAACGACCTGTATCGTGGCCGGCACTGGCCTCGGACTACGACGGCGGATCGTGACCTGATCGCTGTGAATCTGTCGTTTTCGACGGTGAACGTGATTGCCCCGTCGGTGTCGGTGAACCATCCGAAGATTGTCGTTTCTGCCAATGAGCCTGATAATGGCGACAGGGCTGCGTTTGTGGAAGCGGTTGTGAACCACATGTGGCGGCATCACGATTTCCGCACTCCGTTCCGTCGGGCTGTGAAGGATTTTCTAATCTTCGGCCATGGTTGGATCAAGGTGGGTTGGAAGTTCGTCGAGCAGGAAATGTCGCTGTCGGATGCTGAGCAGCAGGAAATGCTTGATCAGGCCATTTCGGAGGTGGATGCGTTTGCTGCTGAGGCGCCGGCTTTGGCCGGTGGTCTCCCCACTGATGATGAGATGGCTGCGAACGTCCCACAGACGGCGATGATGGTCGTGGAGGATCAGCCGTTCGTGGAGCGGATTTCCCCGTTCGACATTTATGTCGATCCTGAGGCGACCTGCATGGATGACCTCACCTGGATTGCCCAGAAGATTGTCCGTCCCTTGGAGGAGGCTCAGAACGACAAGCGGTACCGGCCTTCGGTGCGGAAGCAGTTGACGGCTGACGGTGGTGTGAACCCGATGTATGCCGCCCAGTATCTTGACAACAGGGAGTACCTGTTCGACGAGGAGCGGGTGACAATCTGGGAGTATTACGACATCCGTTCCAACACGATGTCGGTGTGGGGGGAAACGACCGACGAGTTCTTGGTCAATCCGATGCCGATGCCGTATGCGTATGGGCAGCCGTTTGTGATGCTCCGCAACTATGACGTTCCTGACTTCTTCTACCCGATAGGCGATTTGGAAGCCATCGAGTCGTTGCAGCTTGAACTCGACAAGACGCGTTCACAGTTGATGAACGACCGTAAGCGGTATGCCCGCAAGTACCTGTTCCATGAGCGGTCGTTTGGACCTGAGGGCCGTGAGGCTCTTGAGTCTGACGAGGATGGCCGCATGGTTCCTGTGGTGGATGAGAACAAGCCGTTGTCGGATGTTGTCATTCCGATGCCGCAGATACCGATTTCGCCCGAGATTTATGCCTATAGCGAGATCATTGAAACGGATATCAACACGGTGTCGGGGATTTCGGAGTACGCCAGGGGTGCGATGCCTGAGATTCGCCGCACGGCGACTGAGGCGTCGATTATTGCTGATGCCCAGAATGCCAGGGCGTCGGACAAGCTCGCTACCGTGGAGTTGTCGATAGGGATGATTGGCCGGCGGGTCATCCAGTTGTTGCAACAGTTTATGACTGGTGAGTCGACGGCCAGGGTGCCGAACGCACCGGCCGACCTGTTTGTGCCGTTTAGTCGTGAGGACATTGTCGGCGAGTACGATTTCAGTGTTGAGGCGGGTTCAACACAGCCGTTGAACGACACGATTCGTAAACAGCAGGCTGTGTCGCTACTGAACGCTATGGGTCCGCTTGTAGGCACCGTTATTGACCCGCAGGCGTTGGCCGCTCACGTTCTCAAGACCGGTTTCGACATTAAGGATCCTGAACGGTTCCTGATACAACCCCAGGCTGGACCGCAGGCGGGAGGCCCCGAAGGCCCACCCGCCGCTCCCCCTGGCGGGGTTCAGGAACCAACCAGGGCGCCGGCATCCCCCATGCCGCCCCCTGGGGCACCGCCAGGAGGGGCTTTCGCTCCGACTGGTGGGGTTCCTCCAGAGCTGCTTTTGCAGCTGAAAAACCAGATGGGACTTGAACTACCTACGCTGTAACCCCCCCTTGTGGGACAGCGTGATTTATCTAATAGGAGCAACCGTATAGGACTCCCCCAGAAGGGACATGAAGTGCCCGAAAACATGGAAGCAACGGAATCCGCTGCGGCGGACACCCCAGAGGTTTCATCAGAAGCAACGACAGAACCTGGAGATGCCTACACCGTCAAGGTTGACGGGGAGGAGTCGCAGGTCAGCCTGTCGGAACTTCAAGACGGTTACCAGCGTCAGGCGGATTACACCCGCAAGACGCAGGAACTGGCAGAAGAACGTCAGCGTTTACAACAGGCTGAGGCGATTGCTTCAGCTTTGGAAACCGATCCAGCAGGCACCATTGCGGCGCTTTCGTCGGCTTTCGGCGTGACGGACACCCTACCGGCTACCGAACCGAACTATTCGGACGGTGTCGAGGAGGATCCGACGACGAAGCGGCTAGCGCACCTTGAGGCTCAGATGGAGCGGCAGGCGCAGACACACAGACAACAGGCTTTAGAGCGCGAAGTTCACAACCTGAAGAAGAAGTACGGCGATTTCGACACGGCAGAGCTGTTCCGACATGCTTTGACGAATCGGATTCCCAACCTGGATGCCGCTTTCACGCACATGAAGTACGGGGAAGTGGCGGACACGGCTGAGAAGCTCCAGAAGGACCAGGAGATCACCGACGCGAAACGCGACGCCACGAAGGTGGCGAGCGGCAGCGGCACCCAGGCGGGGGCCGTCGTGTCGGAGGGTGGTTCCGACGGGAAGCCGTCTTCTTTGAGGGAAGCGTTCGCTCTCGCCAAGAAGCAACACGGCACCTAACAAACCCTTAGGGGGGTGAGAAACTTATGGCTGGTAACAGCTCTTTTGATGAGATTCTTACCACCACGCTCAGGAACTATGTCCCCAAGCTGACAGATAACATCTTCAGCGCAAGGCCGTTGTTCTACGCTCTGACGAATGGGCAGACCATTCGTCGGATCAGTGGTGGAGCGAAGATCGTCGTCCCGATCATTTACGGGACCAACTCGACCGCTGGTTCATACAGCGGCACGGATACTATCGACGTTACGGCTCAGACTGGTATTAGCGCGGCTGAGTACGACTGGGGACAGTATGCGGCCACGGTGACCATTTCGGGCATCGAGGAAGCCAAAAACAACGGTGAAGCTCAGATCATTGATCTGCTGGAAGGCAAGATTTTCCAGACGCAGGAAACCATCATCGAAAACATGAACACCATGTTCTGGGCCGATGCAACTGGCAACAGCGGCAAGGACTGGAACGGTCTAGCCAACATTGTCGGCGGAACCGGCGTGACCCTTGGTGGAATCGATCCGCTTGGCGCTGGTAACAGTTGGTGGAAGTCCACTGAAGTCAATCAGGCTGGTGCAATCACTGTAGCCAGCATGGCTAACATCTATAACACCATTTCGGTTGGTAACGACCAGCCGACTATCGGCATGACCACGCAGACTTTGTACGAAGCCTACGAGGCACTCTTGGAGAGCCAGATTCGGTACACGGATACCGACATGGCTGACGGTGGGTTCCAGAACCTGCTGTTCAAGGGCTGTCCCGTGACCTTCGATGACGCTGCTGCCTCAGGTCAGTTCCTGTTCCTGAACACCAAATACTTGCAGTTGGT